CCCCCGCTGCGCCACCATACAATACGTCCGTCTCTGGAGCCGCTAGGAAGTCTGTTTGCGGCCCATCATTAGGTCTAAAGATAATATTTTCAAGAGCTTCTTCTTTTACTTTTTTAGGAAGATGTTCTATATTATCTTCTGTAAGTACTTTACCTTCTTTAGATATTTCTTTATTATCTAATTTAGCTAAAGTGGATCGTGAAGCCCTTAATGTATTCTTTTGACTTTTTAACTTTGCTTCAGCTTTAGCAATAAGTTTTTCTTTTTCTCTTACTGCTTTATTAGCTTTCATACGAGCTTGTGTAGCTCTGCTGTAGTTATAGCCTCTAGACTTACTACCCTTCTTACGTCCTCCACGTTTCTTTGGAGTACCATTTACTTTTAAGACAAAGTTACCTTCTTCATCTTTTAAGTAGTCATCTGGATTAACTTCCCAATCTTTCATGTATAATCTTGTTTAATCCTTGATGACTGAGCTTACGACCAGTTTTATATTCTAGCCAAGCAGCCCCTTCACGTAAACTTAAGGTTCTTTCTTTAACTAAGGAAGCTATTTCTTCCAAAGCAGATAGTTGTTCTGGAACTTCCTCAAGTATTTTAGAGTCTGCTTCAGATTCAACATATCCAAATGGAATAGAACTACTACGCTTCGGAATGCTCAATTATCACCTCTTCTTTAGCAGGTAATATAAAAACACCACCTTGTACAGTGTGACTAACATCTAACCTATCAGATTTACCTAGTCCAATCCGATCTAATATTGTTTGTGCTGCTTGAAGTCGGATATTGGCTTGAGGGACTGGTTGGTCAGAGTTCATCACCTCAGTTAGTTTTAATGCAGCTTGAGGAGCAGATTGCGCTAGGATATTTGACGCTAGGTCTATTATTTCATTCTTGAGTGATTTGGTAACCTGCCAATGATTCCCAGAATAACCTGCAAGTTCGGCTGCTTTCTTTGGATCACCTCCTACTTCTACAAGATGGCCTAGAAAACTTTTCTGTTTTTCTGTAAGTTCTTTTTTATTATCCATACAAGTAGTATAGGGCTAGGTATAGCATCTGTCAAGTCTTTTTTTATTTTTTTTAAAAGACTTGACAAATGCTCATCCTGACCCTATACTATTATTAAGCCCACCGGGGCTGCATATAGATATACAAGTATAACTTTAAAGCCCTGCATAATCACTTTTAAGCACTCCAGTGTTCCCGCCCCAAGACCTCCAGAGTCTAGTTGACACTTCAAAGTTCTGTAAAATGTTTGAGATTGTGTATATATATACGGGTGGGGGTATGGCCACCTGCCCGCCCCTCAGTAATACTCTAAAGTATTCTTAAATCCTATTAAGTCTACCCCCCGCGTTAAAGAATTACTAAAGAATACTCCAGAGTATCTCCAGAGTTTCTCCATAGTTTATGGTTGACAGGCTCCAGAGGACTGTAAAGAGCCTGTAAAGTAATACTTTACTCCAGAAAACTCCTAAGGATTTCAACGCGCTACGCAGTTTTACCTCGCACGAAGAAACGAGTCGCCAAGTTCATTAAACTTTACCCTAGTATTCCTAAGAATACTACTTCAGGGAAACTTCAAAATCTCCAAAACTCCTCCAAAATCCCAGTGATTTGGGCCGCTGTACTTTTTCATGTGTTTCCGCGCGGAGCCTTCGGCTCTTCACGCAGGAGAAATCGCGCAGGAAAAGACGTTGCAATTTTTTTCGCTGGGGTCTAGCTTTGAAAGGGCTGGCGGCGAGGCCAGCTTTGTTCTTCAAAAAGATAAGATCAGGAGATCTATTATGCAAAATTTCGCAAACATCGACGCAAATCGTCCCGCTACGTTCAAGCAGTTTGAATTCGCAGTGTATAAACTCACACAAGGTCTGGCGAAGACTCGCAAGATCAGCGAGAAGAAAGCGGGTAAGTTAAACCCTGCGTTTAAGATTCTTAAGGCCCGAACGTCGGCAGCCTGTGCGAAATACTACGGCGATCAGGATAAGCGTATGAGCCACGGCGATGCTCAGAAGTTTATCACTACCGGCGAACTTCCGAAGGAAATCGCTGTCTTAGTTAAAACTGGCGACGATAAGCCAAAGGCTTCACCCAAGCCAAAAGCCGAAGCAAAGCCGAAGGCTTCCAAGAAAACTGCGGAGCAGTTAGAACTTGAGCAGCTTCGCAAGGAAGTTCAAGCTTTGCTTGCAGAGCGTGAGGCTCAGGCTAAGAAACCTACCGCCAAGGAAGCCGCCGCCGCAATCGCTGCGATGCGTAAGTAAAACTATAACGCCCCCTTCGGGGGGCTTTTCAGGAATTTTTTAAGGATATATTATGTCAGTATTTCAAACAGTTTTAGATCTAACCCATTCCGAAAGAGAATTAGTATTATTCGACAACGCTTTTCGGGAAATTCAAACCCAGTTAAGAATGCTTGAAGGTCGGCCAGACGGCTTGGAAGGAGTTAAAGATTTATTAAATAATAAAACTTTTAGGAATTCTTCTGCTCAAACTAGTGAGTTTGATTTGGCTCAAGCAATTCTGCTTGTAGTTAATCGGATTGAAGCTAAAGAAGATTAGTCTAAGTCTTAATTAAACCTACAGGGGAGCTTCGGCTCCCTTTCGTCGTTATAGGATACCTCAGAGCGATTCTGAGGCGTTCTCAGGAATACTAAGGGGATTGCCCTAGTGTTAGACTAAAACGGCTTAGGAGTTAATTCTGAGCCTCTCAGGAGTATATATTTGCAGTGTTCAATGTGTAAGGCTAGTAAACCTAGTGGTCTGCTAGTAAAAGTAAAAGATAAACTCATATGTGTGACATGTGCGCTCAGGCACAGGCTCACGTTACTGGCTTGACAAGCTGGGGTGGATCGTGCTTTGATGGTGTGGATAGTCGGAAAGTAATTTAACTAGGAGTGTATAGTGACTTACAAACAGTTGAAAATATGGCTTGACAGCCTTGATGCGGATGAGCTGTCAAGAGATGTAACAATTGAATTTAATAAGGAATATTATCCGGTCGTTAAGTATCCATCTTTTGTTGATGGTGAGGAATCTGATTTGTTTGATGCGGGTCAATTAATTTTGAGGCTTGATACCTATGAGTAACTTAATAACGTCAGAGTCTTTAGAACTTTTAAGATCTAATAAGACATATTATATGTCTACTAAAAGACCTTTATTGGGATTTAATAGTTCTGTAAAGATCTCTAAAGGTCTTAAAAGATTTGATTATACCACAGGAATCTTGTACTTGCAACCCTCTAATGCAGTTTCAGTTAGAACTTTATGCCCTTGGGCTAAACCTGCTGGCTGTGAGGATGATTGTTTAGGTAAAAAGTCTGGTCGTTTGCAAATGTTACTGTCGCAAAATGCAATGACCCGCCGAACAATCCAGTATGTACTTGATCCTGATGGTGTTAAAGATAGATTGCGAAGTGAAATACTCAAGAACGAAACAGATAATTACTGTATCCGACTCAATGGTACTAGCGATGAGGATTGGTCAGATCTTATTTCATCACTTCCAAACATCCAGTTCTATGATTACACTAAAGTATTCCATAGGGTTGAAAGAAACACTCTGAGCAATTATCACTTGACATACTCAGCATCATTTCTAAATAAAAAGTTAATCAATAAAACTAAGGAGGCCGTTGCAAAAGGATTTAATGTAGCACTACCCTTGAACACTAAAGAGTGTAAGGGCGAGTTTAAGAGGCCCACTGAGGCTGTAATCAATAATGAAATCAAGCAGTTAAACGACTTTGATTATACAGACTTAAGGTTTCTTGACAAGGACGGTAGCGTAGGTACATTACTTAGAAAGGGTTCAAAGATTACTGATCGGCTGGCTGAGATGAGCAAGCCAAGTTTCTTTGGGAATCCTTCCACGCTTGCGTTACTGGCTTGACAGACCTTGGCGGGGCTGGTAAGGTGGCTCCGTCATCACGACAAAATAATTTAATTTTCAGGAGTTCGCATGAACACAGTTACTTCTTTATTTTCAAACAATCGCCACATTGATACCTTGCGTGACGCTGGTTACGGTGAAGCAGACTTTCAAGTATCTTCTACGCCAGTATTATACAAGGCGGAAGGCTTGGGTAACTTTGGAAATATAAATAAACTTGAAGGTAAGAATGTATATTACCGTGAAGATACCGGCGAAGCGTTGGCGATCCACGGTGAGCGATACAAGCCAGTATCACATACCCGAATGATTGATACCGCTCGTAATGTATTGGAGCGCAGTAATCTAAACCTTCGAGATATCAAGGAAAACATCCAAGTCGGTGACGGTGGTGCAGTTTGTTTTATTAGACATCAATTACCCAACCATGAAATTGTAACTCCTGATGGCGACACTGCGATTCTTGAAATGTTACATATCAATTCGTTTAATTCAGTGTGGCCTTATCAGGCTACTGTCGGTGCCATGCAGAATGCTTGCACAAACCATCAAGTATTCCTTGGGCAGACCGCTGGAATCTACAAGGCTCGACACACCAACAAGCTCAGTGTAGATCATGGCGCTAGTCAAATGAATAAGATAATGGATGTCCTTGACACTCAAAATGAGATCTGGGCTGAGTGGTCTAAAATACCAGTGGGTCGCAAGGAAGCCTTTAGTTATATTGCAGAGGCGACAGGCTCTAAGTTTGCACTTGGTAAACTAAAAGAGGGTGAGGATACTTATTCAATCATGTCCATGCCGACAGCATATAATAATTCTTCTTTAGTTTATGCTTGGACTCAGTACAATGAGCGATACAAGCGAGCAATGGGTGGAACTTACTGGGCTGTCTACAATGCTTTGACTGATTGGTCAAGCCATCATGTAGGCACTCGTAAGAATAAAATTGATATTCCAGTTGCTCAGGTAAAGAAATCTGAGAAGGTTCAACAGGTAATTACAAGTTTCCCACTAGCGGCATAGGCTCTCCTGACACCCTGAGCATGGTGAAAAACTGCTCACTTAATATAACTCCGGGTAATGGAAGATTGGTATATGGATAGTAGAATAGAAAGTTTGTTTGGTATTACTGAAGATGGTTACCGTGATCTTCGGTTTAATCTTAATGAGTCTAGTGTACATACTGCTCTAGGTGGTGACGATTTACATGTTCTTTATTTTGATTCTGATGATGGTTGTGCTTTATTCTCTACTCCTTGTGAGATTTTTGAGGAGTCTGGAATTAAATTTGAATTAATTGATTGCAAGTACTGTGACATTGCCCTTCCGGATCTACAGTTTGTTTATAAAATATTCAAATCTTTTTCTCAGGATGCTGATAATGAAAACTAGAATCCATGTTAATCAACATAACATTAAAGCTAATGCCAAGGGCGCTGAGTTACCAGTGATTACTGTAAAGGATTACAAACAGAATAGAAAGGCTAATCATGCCGCTGTTGTAGACTCTGAAGGTAAGCCACTAGTAAGTGTTTACTATTGTCCTGATAATCCCCTGCCTTGTGGCGCTAAGGTTTGGATTGAAACTGAGTTGGAGGTTGTGACTGTTGGATAAGATAAGTTTGTTTGTTGATCACTTTGTGATTTATTCTGATAGGCGGGAAGCCTTGATTCTAAATTGTGGTACTGTTTCAGTGTTTGAAGAAAGTTTGCGAG